CAAACCAATTATCTTTATCTAAGGAATTATCTGAGAAATTGCAAAAGGATCTAAAGAAACAAAAACTAAAAACAAAATTAGTAGCTGGAGGAGGTGCGGTAGCAATCTTAGCAGCAATTTTCTTATTAAAATAGAATGGCAGATATAAAAAAAGTAATAAGACAAGAATATCTTAAATGCGCTAAAGACCCCGTTCATTTTATGCGTAAATATTGTTATATTCAACATCCACAAAGAGGTAGAATACAATTTAACTTATTTCCTTTTCAAGAAAAAGTACTTAAACTATTTAGGGATAATCCTTATTCAATTGTACTAAAATCTAGACAATTAGGAATGTCTACTTTATCTGCTGGTTATTCTTTATGGTTAATGACTTTCCATAAGGATAAAAATATTCTTTGTATCGCTACAAAACAGGAAACAGCTAAAAATATGGTTACGAAATTAAAATTTATGTATGAAAATTTACCTTCCTGGTTAATAGTAAGAGCTTCTGAAAATAATAAATTAAATCTTAGGTTAACAAATGGTTCTCAAATTAAAGCCACATCAGCAAGTAGTGATGCTGGTAGATCAGAATCAGTATCTTTACTATTAATTGATGAGGCAGCCTTTATTGATAATATTGGAGAAATTTGGGCATCATCTCAACAAACACTAGCTACTGGAGGTGGGTGTATAGCATTATCAACACCTTATGGTACTGGTAATTGGTTTCATCAAACATGGACTAGAGCAGAAGCAGCAGAAAATGAATTTGTTCCAATAAAACTTCCATGGTATGTTCACCCAGAAAGAAATGAAGCATGGAGAAAACGACAAGATGAATTATTGGGCGACCCTAGAATGGCGGCACAAGAGTGTGATTGTGATTTTAGTACTTCTGGTGATATTGTTTTTTATCCTGAATATATTGAATATTATGAAAAAACCTATCTAAAGGATCCACTAGAGAGAAGAGGAGCAGATCAAAATTTATGGGTTTGGGAGGCACCGGATTATACTAGAGATTATATGGTAATAGCGGATGTAGCAAGAGGAGATGGAAAAGATTATTCTGCATTTCATGTAATAGATGTAGAAAATAATGTACAAGTTGCTGAATATAAAGGACAAATTAATACAAAAGATTATGGACATTTATTAGTTGGAATTGCCACAGAATATAATGAAGCTTTACTAGTAATAGAAAATGCTAATATTGGGTGGGCAACAATACAAGTAGCTATTGATAGAAATTATTCAAATCTTTATTATTCTCCCAAAGGTGATAGTAATAATGTTAATTCATATTTTGACAAATACATAGATACTTCTAAAATGGTAGCTGGGTTTACTATGTCATCTAGAACAAGACCAATGGTTATAGGAAAATTCCAAGAATATTTATCAGATAAAGGTGTAACATTTCAATCTAAAAGATTATTAGAAGAAATGAGAACATTTATTTGGCGAAATGGAAGACCAGAGGCACAATCTGGTTATAATGATGATTTAGTAATGTCTTTTGGAATTGCTATGTATATTAGAGATACAGCTTTAAAGTTTAGACAAAGAGGTATTGATATTACAAGAAATGCATTAAATAATATAAAAGTAAACAGAACTGCTTATAAAGCGGGTTATTTTTCGAGTGGTGTTGACAATCCTTATCAT